TAACTGTACCCTGGGCTATAAAAAAGATGGGATATGAGATTAAAAAAACAAGACCAAAATCTGGGCCAAAAGGTAGACCAGGTTCACAAATACACAAAGCAACAAGTGTAAAAAGATCTGGTGCTAATTACTCTGGCGATTAATAATTAATTTTATTTGAAAAAACAAAAACCCCCTCCCCCTAAAAATAAAGAACCCAATCCTCTAGATGAGTTTTGGAAAAACTTGGGCTGTGACCCCAAGACAGGAAAACCTGTTGAAAAAAAGGAGAGAAGATGAAAGGTAAAATATTACAACCACGATTAGAACTATATGATCCATCAAAACCGTTAAAGGATTTATGGAAGTATCTAGCTTTATGGGGGCACCATGCATACATTGTCCAAAGAAGATAGAAATGCGGCCACTCGTTTAGCGATAATAGCTGCACGTGATGATTTGTTAGCTTTTATTATGTTAATGAATCCAAGTTTCAATGTGGGGCCACATCATAGATTACTTTGTGATGAGTTGATGAAATTAGAGAAAAATGAAATAGATCGTCTTATGGTTTTTATTTCACCACGTTCTTCTAAATCTTTAATTACTTCTATATATTTTCCTGCATGGGCTTTAGGTCGTAATCCATATTGGCAAGAAATTGCTGTATCACACAGTGATGATCTTGCAACTAGATTTGGTAGATCAATTAGAGATATAATTAATTCTCCTGCTTATCAAACTATATTTCCTAAAATAAACATTCGTAAAGATAATCGCTCGGCAAATAGTTGGGCACTAGAACATAACAAGAATCAAGCTGGCTCATTTCTCGCAGCAGGTTCTGGATCAGGTATCGCTGGTTTTGGTGCTCACTTAGCTATTATTGATGACCCCATATCCGAGCAAGATGCTTATTCTAAAACTAGAAGAGAGCATTTAAATAGTTGGTATGCCTCTGGTTTACGTACAAGACTTATGCCAGGTGGTAAAATTGTACTAGTTATGACTAGATGGCATGAAAATGACTTAGCAGGTCACCTTTTAAGTGCAGAAAATAGTGGAGTTATGGCAGATAAATGGTCTGTTGTTAGGATTCCTGCTCTAAATACTACAAAATCTACCTCTAAATTAAAACAAGCCAGGAAAGATTTAATAAAACAGGGGTATTTAACTGAAAAATACCCAAAATTAAAGCCAGGTGAGTCGTTTTGGCCTGCATCTGACCGAACTGATGGGTTTTGTTGGACAACAGAAGAGTTAATTCGTACTAAAAACAACACACCTCCATTTAAATTTGATGCATTATACAATCAGGCTCCAACAAGTGAAGAAGGAGGCATCATTAAGGACAAATGGTGGCAGAATTGGAGCAATATAACGCCACCAGAGTGTGAATATGTTGTACAATCGTGGGATACAGCGTTTTCTACACGTACTACAGCAGATTACTCTGCAGTAACTACATGGGGCATCTTTAATTCAGGTTTTGATATGCCAAATTTAGTATTATTGGGAGCAGAAAGAGGTCGTTGGGATTTTCCTACTCTAAGAGAAAAGGTAGTTGAGAAATTTAATGATCATAGTCCAGATACTATCTTAATTGAGAAGAAAGCATCAGGTCAATCCTTAATACAAGACTTACGTATGACTGGTATTCCTATAGTTGACTATCAACCTGACCGAGATAAAGTATCTAGAGCATATGCTATCACTTCATTGTTTCATAATGGGAGAATTTATGCCCCCTTTAAAAAAGAATGGGCAAAAGAAGTTATGGAAGAGGCTCGTACTTTTCCCGCAGGGGCTCATGATGACTATATAGATACTTTAACGCAAGCTTTATTATGGGTTCGTAATGGGGGATACATTACTCATGGAGATGATACTTGGCTTGACAAAGCCACAGAAAGTATTTATAATAGAGAGAAAAGATCATATTATTAATAGGAGACATTAAGGAAAAAAAAGTATGGCTATTGAAAAAGTTATTACTCCAGATTTGGAGACACCTTCAATCACAATACCAACTGATGAAGATATAAAATTAGACGAAGCAGGTAATGCAGAAGTAACATTACAAGACGATAGAGCATTAGAAGAAGCAGAAGCTATGGGTTTAATGGATGAACCTATGCAAACAGCATCAGATCATGATGCTAATTTAGTTGAATTAATGGAAGAAAAAGATATTGCAGAAGTTGCAAATGATCTTTATGAAGGTTATCAAATTGATAAAGAATCTAGAGGAGACTATGATAATATTGCAGAAGATGGTGTTAATTTATTAGGATTATCTTATGATGAAAGTAGTCAGCCTTTTCCTGGTGCTTGTGGTTCAACACATCCAATACTTGCACAATCAGTTGTAAAATTTCAAGCTAAAGCATTCAAGGAATTATTTCCAACTGAAGGGCCTGTACGTACTCGTATTATGGGAGTACAAACAGAACAAAAATTAGCACAAGCTAATCGTGTTAGAGATTTTATGAATTGGCAAACTCAAACTCAAATGCCAGAATATGGCCCTGAGTTAGATCGTTTATTATTTCATGTAGCACTATATGGTTCTTCTTTTAAAAAAACTTATTGGGATGCACCTTTAAATAGGCCTCGTACTGAATATATTAAAGCTCAAGATTTTTATATAGATTATTATGCTTCCAACTTAGAAACAGCAGAACGCTATACACATCGCTATACTTTATCACAAAATCAAATTAGAAAATTACAACTTGCAAAATTATTTGCAGAAGTAGATTATCTTGAGGATACTGATGTATCTGATTCAGCTGCAGATGATGCAGCAAATGAAATTGTTGGTTTAAGTAAACCATCAAATACTGATAGAATAGAAATTTTAGAAATGCATGTTGATGCAGATATTCCAGGATTTGAAGATCCTGATGGAGTTAAACTTCCTTATATTGTTTATATGACAGCTGATCAAAAAGTTTTATCTATTCGCAGAAACTGGGATGTTGATGATCCTTTTAGAAAAAAGAAATTATATTTTACACACTATACTATGATTCCTGGTTTAGGATTTTATGGATATGGTTATTTACATTTGATAGGTGGTCTTACAAAGACTGCCACTTCTTCAATGCGCCAGCTTATAGATGCTGGAACATTTGCTAATTTACCAGGCGGCTTTAAAGCACACGGATTACGTGTCTTGGCACCTGATGAACCTATTGCCCCTGGTGAATGGCGTGAAGTAAATAGTCCAGCTGGTGATCTTGGAAAGTCTTTACAGCCTTTACCGTTTAAAGAACCATCAAGTACATTAATGAACTTAATGCAATATGTAACTAATGCCGCTAAAGAATTTGCTGACGCTACAGATAATGTAGTTGAATCAGGAAGTAACTACGGGCCAGTTGGTACAACTATGGCATTACTAGAACAATCTAGTAAACTATTTGCAGCAGTTCATAAAAGAATGCACGAATCACAAACAAAAGATTTAAGAATATTAGCAAGATTAGACCAAGAATATTTACCATCTGTTTATCCTTATCAAGTATCAGGCGGCGCTCAACAAGTATTTAGTCAAGATTTTAATTTAAAAAATATTGATGTTATTCCTGTATCAGATCCTAACATGCCTACTGAAGCACATAGGATTGCTAAGATAAATGCAATAATGTCTATTGCACAACAAAATCCTGCTCAATATAATATGCAATTAATTAGTCAAGAATTATTTCAAGCAATGGGAATTGAAGATCCTAAAAGATATTTAGCTCAATCACGCCCGCCATTTACTGGTGATCCAATTACTGAAAATATGGCAGCTATGAAAGGGGCACCTTGTAAGCCTCGTGTTGATCAGAATCATGATGCTCATATAATTGTGCATGGTAGCATGTTACAAAATCCTGCATATGCAGAAAATAGACAAATGCAACAAATTTTAATGGCACATATACAAGAACATTTATCTATGAAGTATAGACAAGAAATGGCACAAATGGTTGGTGATCCACAATTGCAACAAATAATTATGTCCAATCCACCACAGCCTCAACCAGGACAACCTAAACCACCAAACCCACCACAGCTTCCACCTGAATTAGAAAATAGAATTGCTATGGCTGCTGCTAATGCTTCAGATAAAGTATTACAACTTGATGAAGAGAAAGCTAAAATTATGGCTGGTGAAAAGAAAGATCCTCAAATTGAATTACAAGAAAAAGATTTAGCGTTACGTGCTAAAAAAATGATGAATGATTTAAAAATACATCAAGATAAAATGGCATTAGAAGAAGCTCAAACTATTATCAAAGATGAAAATGCTGATGAAGATAGAGAAATAAAAGAAGCTCAATTAAGACTTAATGCTATGAAAGATAATAAAGAATTAGAATTAGAAAAATTTGACAGATTTAAAGATACTGCACAAATGATTGCTGATCATAAAAATAAAGAAGAAGACAGAAAACAAGACTTAGTTGAAAAAGCTATGGATGTAGCTACTAAAACTGGGGCTAGTATGGTTAAAGTTACTGGCGATATTTAATGAAACTATCTGACAACACATCAGTAAGCATGCCGATGAGGAATTTAATTTCGATAATCGGTGCGGTAGCTGTAGGTGTGTGGTTTGCCTTTGGAGTTATTGAAAGATTAAATGTTATTGAAACAGACATACAGTTATATCAATCTGACTTAGAAAAAAATACAGAATTTAGAATTAAATGGCCAAGAGGAGAATTAGGATCGCTACCCGCTGATGCAGAGCAGTTTATGCTCATTGAATATATCGGGAAACAAATTACTGAAATGGAAAAAGATTTAAAAGATTTACCTAAAGATCGAAGTCAAGACTTAACTATAGATTTCTTTGAAGATAGAATTTTAAAACTAGAAGATTCAGTTGAAGATTTAAAAGATGCTGTGAGGAAAAATGGAAGCCATTAAAATAGTTTTTGCAATTCTTATGATTCAGAATGGAAGTGTAATTGAATATGTTCCTACAGGAGTTGGAGCGGAAGGTATGATTAATTGTTTAGAACAAAAAAGAATTGTAACTAGAAGTGTTGGTGAAAATCAAGAAGGCCTTATTATGCAATGTAAAGAAGTCAAAGCAGAACTTTATGAAACTTGTATTGCTGATAATTGTAGATTAAAAATTAAAAAGATACTTGAATGATTAATGATAAAATCCTTAAAAG